TCTTCAATTCCTTTCCAAGCAAATACAATGAGTGGAAATGTAACCACTGCTATTGCTACTATATCTGCAATAGCTCCCAGCGCTTTTATTGCTGAAAAGAATGCTTTTACACAAAATCCTATTGTTCGTTTATACACAGTTTACTATCCAGGTGAGTGGTATCCTCCAAACTCAAACGGTAATCCTACAGGTCAAGGAGCTGGTAAAGCTTGGCCTAACGACTTTCCAATACGGTTTTCAGAGATAATTGGTGATTTAGTATCTGACCTTCAATACAATGTTATTTTTGACACACAAACCTACCTACCATTTCCATTAAACTCTACCGCAATTGATCAGTCCAGTGATGGTAAGATCAATGAGCTAACTCTTACTATGTTTAACTTTGACAATCTTATTACACGACTGGTAGAAGACCCATTTTTAGCAGGAAATAATACTTCAAACTCAGTACAGGCAACGGTAAATGGTGAGTTAGTTCATGGAATTGATCCTCGTACAGTACCAGGGACTACAACAAATGAAGATGGTTTGAATTATGATGAGGCAATTGTTGGAACTTATGGTAGAACTAATGCTTCTTTTACTTATGACCAAACTTTAGCTGTGGGGGGAACTTGGCAAGAACAAAAAATGGATACACGTGATCTATTAGGAGGTGTGGTAGAAATTAAAACAACTTTTGCTAACTTTTTAGATTATTGGCCTGAGTATTCTACTGTTCAATATATTAATGCTAATGTTCTTGAAGTTTACAATTCGATGCCTTATCGAGTAGGAGATAACGTAGTAGCAAAAGGTACTTCTACTGAAGCAACTATTCAATCGATTGAAGAAAACAGATTTTTATTTCTCTCTAATGCTTTAGATCCGAGCGTTACTATCGATACTCCAATCTATATTGTAAATGCTCAAGCTGATACAGAGTCTTATATTGAAGATAAGTTTAAAATTGATCAACTTGAGTCTTTAAATGATTCAGTAGCTTCTTTTGGTTTAGTTTCGTGGCTACAATACTTTAGGATTGTCACTCCAAAACGCAAATACTATAAAAACACCTGCCAATGGACATACAAAGGTGCTGAGTGTCAGTATCCAGGTCCAGGAGGTTTAGCTATTCCAGGAACTTCTTTAACTTCTAATGTAAACCCCATTGCTGCAAACAATCAAGTAGCTGCAGATTCAGCTGGAGATGTTTGTGGTAAGTCACTTCAAGCTTGTACCCTCCGTAATAATCAACAACATTTTGGAGGCTTCCCTGCCACAGGACGAACAATCCCACGCGAATAAAGATACTAAATGTATTTTACCATGGATTCATCAGTATGGAGATCTTTCAGGTCAATATGGTCTGTGCTGCTTTACCTTAAATCATGACGGTAATCTATTTGGTAAAGGCTTATCTCCTTTAGCAGCTTTTAATTCAGAAGAAATTAAATCTGCAAGACTTGAAATGCTTAAGGGTAACCAGCCAAAAGCATGTAAAGTTTGTTATGACTGGGAAGAAGAAGAAATCGAAAGCCATCGCCAGAGAATGAATCAAAGATTTCAAAACTACTCTAAACTTTACAATACAACTCTTGAAGATGGAACTGTAAAAACACCGCCTATCTATTTAGATTTTAGGTTTGGCAACTTGTGTAATTTTTCTTGTAGAATGTGTGGATCTTATGCTTCTTCTTCTTGGTCAAAAGAAGATAAGCATCACGGAACTCTTAAACAAGATGCTCCTAATTCTTATGATCCATGGACTGAAGATGAAAAATTCTGGAATGATATAGAGATGATAAAAACTCATATTAGAGTTTTATATTTTGCTGGGGGCGAACCTTTTGTACAAGAGGGACACTACAAGATGTTACAGTTTTTAGTCGATAATAATTGTAGTAAGAATATTGACTTATCCTATAATACTAATTTATCTTACAAAGGATCTTTTAAAGGTTATGATATAGAAAAACTTTGGTCTTCTTTTAAAAGTATTGACTTATGGCCGAGTATAGAAGGATTTGATGAAAAAGCAGAGTATGGTAGAAAAGGTCTTGATATAACATTATTTAAAAAAAATGCTGAAAGATTTTCTAAATATATTACTTCTTACTCTTTAGTGAGTAGTATTTACTCAATTACCAGTAATATAGAATTAATAAAATGGATTAAAATACATAAAAAATCTTTTAATATTACTAATTTAGTAAATCCTCCTTATCAATCTACTACAATATTACCGACTGATCTTAAAAAAGATATTATTCAAAAGTATCGATTACAAATTTTTGAAATTCAAGATTTAAGTGAACATGAAACTAAAGATATTATTGGTTCTTTAAAATATATGAATTCAAGAGATGATTCTCATCTTCAAAAACGATTTAAACAGGTTAATACCAGAAGTGATTTATATAGGAATGAGTCTTTTGAAGCAACTTTTCCAGAGTTATCAGAATGGTACAAAAATATTTAGGTTTACGCCATATCTATGGCGATATAGACTGTATTGAACTTATAAAACACTTTTATAAAAATGAGTTAGATCTTGACTTTGAACTCCCAACTTATCCTAAATCAAGAGAGTGGATGAAGCATTTTACAACTGATCATGTTGACGGATGGGCTTCAAAGTGTGCTGTAAAAGTAAAATTGACAGAAGCAAAAAACTATGATGTAATAGCATTTAAGTCAGCTAAGTCAAATTTAGTAACACATTTTGCTTTATTCTTAGCACCAACACAAATGCTTCACATAGAGGAGGGGGGAGTCTCACGTGTTGAAACTTTATCTCAATATTGGGTAGAGCGAATACACTCCTTTTATCGCCATGAAAAAATGGTATGATTCATATATAAACTTTCCTTATAGACATTTAGGTACAGATCCAGAAACTGGTATAGACTGTTTTAACCTTTGTCGATTAGCCTTTAAAAATGAACTTGGTATAGAAATACCTTTATCTACTGCTGATTTTTGTAAGATTGTAGATGAAGACTGGTATCAAAAAACTCATGATCAGTTTTTTGAAGATGGTGCCAGATTAAAACTGGAAAATTTTAGTTGGACTAAAGTTTTAGAACCTAAGCCTTTTGATGTAATTACTATGAGTATGGGTTCTACGAATGTTACAAACCATTGTGCTCTATATTTAGGGGATGGCAAAATACTTCAAACTATGTTACACCGTACAAGCGGAATTTGGCCTTACAGAGGACCCTTTAAAGAATACACAACAGGGATTTATAGATGGAAAGATTTACAAAATTAACTGAGGCAATGAACGCTCACGCAATGCAAGATTATCCACGTGAGGCAGTAGGTATTGTAACTAAAGATTTTAATTATATTCCTTGTAAAAATATAAGTCAAAGCCCTAAGATTACTTTTTTTCTTGATCCTGCTGATTTAGTAAGATATGACGGTAATATATGGGGCATTTTTCATTCCCATCCAGGTGCAGAACAACCTATTCCCAGTAAAGAAGACAAAGTTAGTGCTGCTTTTCAACAATACAAATTTTTAGTTGGCTTCAACAATAAATTTTACATATACTGGGTAGAAGATGATATTAACGCACTAAAATTTGACGAATTCAAGGAAGAGCATCTTGTTAGCAACTCTTAAGGTACATTCAGCATTTTGTAAACATTTTGATCAGCTTGAGTATAAAGTTGATGCAAATACTTATGCTGATTTTGTTCCTTACTTGTCTGCAATGCACCCTCGGTTTAGAAACTATATGTTACAAATCGATACTCAAGAAGCAGATGAGTCTTTTTGTTTTTTAGATAAAGACCTTAACATTATTGATGAACAAGCTTTATTTATTAAACGAGTAAGTGATGATGAAGTAGTTTATCTAGTGCCAGCTATTACAGGTGGTGGCGGTAAAAGAGGATTTTTAATTTTTGCTATGATTGCTGCTGCTTTTATTGTAGCTCCTGCAATAATGGCAGCTGGGCAAAGCTCTTTAATGGCAAGTGGTATGGCTGCTGGGTTACCTCCTTCTGTAGCAGGCGCACAAGCTGCAGCTGCAGGTACAGGAGCAAAATTATTTGCTGGAGCAAAATCTATTGCGGGCGCTATGGGTGGTATGAATTCGTTTGCCATGCGCATAGTAGGTAATGTTGCTCTAAGTATTATATCAAGACTTTTTGCACCGAAACCTAAAACAACAGAGAGAGATTCTTCAACTCGTGACAATAATATGTTTGGTTCATTAGTAAACAGCATCACTTCTGGAACCCCAATTCCTTTAGTATATGGTCATATGCGAATAGGTGGACAAATGATAAGTGGATATCTTGATGCAGAAATTCATGGTAAGACTGACATTATAAGCGTAGGAGATAAGTTTGACTAGTTTGTCTAAAACATATGTAAACTATAATGGACAGATGGTTCCACAAATTACTGGTGCTTTTGGTGGCGGTAAAGGTGGAGGCGGTGGAGGTATCTCTGAAGATCCTAACACACTTTTCTCTACTGACATTCTATTTGTTACTGTTGGTTTAGGTGAAGGCCCTCTTTACCGTATTAACCCAAATGGACCCCAAGATATAGAAATCCAAGATGGTGCAATTGATGACTTAATTCTTCTTGATGGCGACGGTTCAGAAGATACTAATCAGTTTAAAACTCTTACTAATACAGGTACTACTACACAAGCTCCTCTCAGAGTTTTTGGTGAAACAATTACTGCCCCTCAAAACTTTAAATCTCCTATAAGTCTGAAAAAAGGAAATGTTGACGGAATTCCTGCTTCTAAGGTGACTCTTCAAGATACCAGTGCAAATGATTGGGACTCTATAAAATTTGGTTTTATATTACAAGGTTTAACAAGAACTGATGATGATGGTAATATTCATGGGCATAAAGTTTCGATCAAAGTTACTGTTTTTGATCGTTTAGGGACAACAGAAATAGCATCAATTGAAAAAACAATTGATGGTAAGACTAATGTACCATTTAAGTTCACAGTTCGTATAAATATTCCTGAACAGTATAAATCTACAGATGGTTATAAATTTACTATTGAAAAAACCTCAGATGATACCGAATCCTCACTTGTAAATGAAAATGTTCAAGTTTTTGGTTGGTTTGAGATTGAAAACTCACCTCAATCCTATCCTCGTACTGCTCATATTGGTTATGCGCTTAAAGCAACTAATGAGCATAAAGGCGGCATTCCAAACTTTACTTCAATGGTTAAAGGGCTAATAGTTAAAGTTCCTTCAAACTATAATCAACCTATTTTAGCTAATGGTGAGATAGACTGGAGAGAATTAGAATTAGAAGAAACTGGTTCAAACAGCTATACTACTAACGGTTATAGGCTTCAAAAGTCTGGTACAGGTACTGTTTTAACTGATGCAAACCCTCAACTGTATGTAGGTACTTGGGACGGTACATTTGTTTATTCTTGGACTCAAAACCCTGTTTGGGTCATTTATGATATTCTTACTAATAAAACATATGGATTGGGCGTTCCAGAAGAAAATATAGACAAATATAAGTTTTATCAAGTAGCACAGTATTGTGATGCATGCGATGTAACAACAGGCCAATTTCAAGGAGTCAGTGGACAAGCTGATGGATCATTTAGACATAAACCACGTGGCAAATTTACCTCAGTTCGTGAAACATTATTAGGAGTTTCCTCTGGAACTGTAGTAAAAGAACGTAGATTTATGTGCGATATTAATATATCAGACCAAGAACAAGCAATGGATACGCTTAATACTATAGCTGCATCTTTTAGGGGTGCGCTTGTATATTCTCTTGGTAAGCTTTCTTTAGCTGTTGATATGCCCGATGAGTATCCTGTGATGATTTTTAATGAAACTAATATTGAATCAGGCTCATTTCAAATTAGTGGTACAAAAGAAAGTGAAATTATTACAGGAGCTGATGTAAGTTATTTAGAACC